TTGCCCTATTTGTGAGCTTGACATGGAGGACTGCGATTGTTTTCTATAATAGTAGGTACTTGTCTAGTTTTAATCACACTTTTATTAATACTTTTATGCGTCATGGTTTATGCAATTGGCGATCAGTTGCACGAGAGCCGAGATCCCAATAATAAAAGAGATTGATTTTTAATCTTGGCTTAGTATAAAATAGGAAGTTTACACTATACACAAGGAGATTATTATGAACATTGATGAAATGAAGAGCGTTATCGTTTACTTAACAGACAAAATACAAAAATTAGAATTAGAGAATATAGAATTATCCAACCAAAAATTATGTCAATGCGATGAAGAAGAGGCCCCTACTTCCGTGCGAGAGAATATAATTAACTTATTTCCTAACGCGAAGGCGTAAGCGAATACGGCGACGATTGCGTCTCTTTTTGGACCCTACCTTACGTCGCCCCTTATGCTTCTTCTTTTTTAGTACGGAACTCATCTTTATCCTGATCCCATTGTTGAACTCTCGCTCTCCAATAATCTCTTTCTTTCTCGCTCAGATCTTCCCACCGCGATTGTTTAAAACCTTTTTTATCTGATTTATATCTGAGGTTCTTAGCCCTCTTATCGTAGACTGTAGTATCAGTCATTTAATTGATTAATTATTTTTTCGTGCTTTTTCCACAGGCGACGACCGTCCTCTAATGTTATCTCCCAATCAATAACATCAAACTCTTTAATCGAACCGTCAGTATAATGAACTCGGACGCGATTGATTACGTCACCTGATTCTGGATTTTTTTCTTGAAATCTAGTGACACCACTAACTATTTTTTTTATCATCCTTTACATGCCCCTGCGCAGGCATATTAGTAAAGTAAATGGAACGCACATCTTTAATGGCGTGTTGTAGTTCAGCTTTCTCCCTTAACACACTATATAATTCTTTAATATGTTCAGCGTGATCATGTTCTTTACTTGTGATATACGCTGGTACACTTGTTAATAAAACTTCTCTTGCCTCTAACTCTGACAAGTCTCCAATCATCTTATTTAAAACTGATATGTATAAAGCTCTTTTTACATTATCTTTGTTCTGTTGTTCTACTGACATCGTGGTCCTCTCCGTTCTGTATGTTTATTTGATTACTTTCTTGTTCGTGTTCTTTGTCAATTAAATAGTGTAAATAAGAACCCATAGACATATATTTTTTTTGTGCCATAGGTTTTGCCTTGTTGTACACATCAATTTTTATGGCTACAGATTTATACTTAGTAACATCTGTCATTTCTTTCTCCTAAATATTATATCGTATTTCATATAATAATAGGTATATATGGGAGTTTATATGATAGTCAAGGAAAACTTATGTATCTTTTTTGTATGTAATATCCTCTAAACTAGCGGCTTCTATACACGTAAAGTTCATTGTTATATATCCTTTTAAGTCACTTAGGTCATCTTTTACCATTTGATAATAATCATTACACTCGACATAACTACTATGATTAATCTCTGAAGCCACACGCAGACACTCTTGTTCTATACCCTGACCTATGCAGACAAAACCAACTAAAAAAAATTTAAACATTTAATCCTTTTCGATATACTCGAACTCTACTTTCAACCTTATCTGTTCCTTGGTCCGTTGTCTAACAATCTTTGATCCTGGCCGCCAACTTTTTGTCCTGCGTGATATTGTCTTGACATCTATAAACCTGACCTCACCTGTTTCGTGGTGAACTAATACCATATCAATAGGGCCCGAACTAGACACATTTTTAAACACCTCGTATCCTTGTTCTAAGAATTTAATTATGGCTTTGTACTCGCTGATATCACCAATTACCCTTTTTTCATTTCTCCCCATGATGATCCTATGTCCATGTCTACTTTTAAAGGCACCTTTAATTGCACTGTATTTTCCATGGCTTCTTTTATTTTTTGAGCTTGTTCTTCAGATTCAATAGAACAATTTAATTCATCGTGAACTTGTATATGAGATACTACTCCTTGTTCATACAAATCCACCATAGCTTTTTTAGTCATATCTGCACTCGACCCTTGTATCAATCTGTTCAAAGCTTTATAAGTCCACGCACGTTTTAAGTCACGTCCATATTCTTTCTCTGCCTGCCATAACGGTAATGGTTTATGTATACCAAACGCTTTTGGTTCCCATGTATCAAATCTACATTTACGACCTAGTAATGTTCTAAGGAATCCTACGTTTTCTGCTTTACGAGTTGCCTGTTCCATTAACTGTTTTACAAACGGCACGTTAGCGTGGAACTGTGTAAATAAATCTTCTGTTTCATCTTTATCTAATCCAAGCTCACTTGCGAGCTTACCCTTACCCATGCCATACATCATACCTAAATTAATTGTTTTCGCGGTTCTTCTATCTATACCAGCCATGTCCGCAACTGCTTGATGAAAGTCAGGGTCCTCGTGTGTATAAGATTCAATGACTTCATCTGCACCTTTTAATCCACCGCCAGTTAATGCAGCAAAGTGAACTAACACTCTTGGTTCTTGCTGACTATAATCAAAGCTACCCCATTGACATTTATCATCAGGAACGAAGATAGACCTGATCATTGGTCCGATATCCTTGTTTCTAGCTGGAATCTGCTGAAGATTAGGATTACTGTAACTAAACCTACCCGTGACCGTACCACCACTCTCACTACGCATTTGATGTATGTCAGCGTGAATACGACCTTTGTGTTCGTGTGTGAGTATCGTATCAATAAATGTAGTACGTGCTTTGTTAAACTCTCTGGCCTGAACGATCATCTGTGCTAAAGGATGTTTGTGAGTTGTTAAAAAGTTTTTATCAAACTTAGGTTGACCTGACTTCGGTGTTCTTTCATAAGATATTTTTAACTTGTCAAAAGCTTTTGCCACGCTGACAGCAGCCCAAATGTCAACATCAATCCCTGTGTCTTGTTTAATTTTATATAATATTTGTTTTTCTTTTTTACTTAAATCCACTTTGATATGATTTGCCTTTTGTAAATCAACGCGAACTCCATTTGATTTCATATCTAACAGACAAGGAAAGAGCCGTGTTTCGAGATCAAAGATACTAGATAGCTCTTGCTTTATTAATTCTACTTTAAAGTATTGCCATAATCTCAACGTGAGATCAGCGTCTTGTTCTGCATAAGGACCCACATACATTGGCGGTAATTTATACATTTCACTTTTGGCATCAATGCCCCATTCTCTTGCGGCTTCATATAGTAAAGCCTCAGACTTTGTATCTTTTAAATAATCTTTACCTAAATCATTAAGGGAGTATCTAAATCTATTTTCATCAATCAAAGGAGCAGCTATTAATGTATCAATGATTTTACCCTTTACTTCTATGCCCCACCAACGAAGCCACCCTACATCATAAGAGGCATTGTGAAATACCTTATCGCAAGGAAGCTCCATAATTTTTTTAATCTGACGTTTAATAATTTTCTCGTCAAAGTTACCGCCACCTTCATGGCGTATTGGAAAATAACCCTTCCAACCCTCAACTGCCACGGCGATCCCAGCAATAAAACCATCACCCCTAGGCCAGCCTGGGCCCATGGTCTTTATATTGGGATCACAAGTTTCTAAGTCTATTGCTATCTCTGTAGCCGTCGATAAGTCAGGCACCTTTTCAGGAGGCGTCCACTCACTAGGCGGCTGAAACAGAGGCATCTGAGCCATTAGTCTTCTTTTTGAATTTCAGCAGCGATAGCAGCATAACCTGCAATGTCTATGTATGAATCAGGTGTAGATTTATATTTAATTCTAGCCACCTTGACTAATAACATACACATAGCCACATCATGCGCTGAAATATCTTTTCCTAAATAAGAACTCCATAAAGCTGCGATATTACAATGTGTGGTAGTTTTATCACCATAATCATGCGCTCTAGGTCCTGTCACTAATCTTACTGCTTCTTGTAAACATTTTTCACTATTCATTTTCTTTCTCCTTTAGTTGTTGTAAGTCTTGCAGTAATTGTTCTAAATCTTTCTTTAAAATTTTTACCGCTTTATCTAAGTCATCACGTCGAAGCTTTGCTCCCTCTGCTCTGACTTTAGAAATTTGTTTGATTGTTATTTCAAGTTGTTTGATAACAACGTCTCTAAATGACATTAAAAAACCTCCGAAAATTCTCTGTCAGATTGAGACCTGACAATGTTTAATATATTCCTAGCGCGTGTCATTCCCACATAGAATACTCGTCGCTCTGAATCCCTATGTCTCCAATACTCATCATCTGCCTTACGAGATAAGTCTGTCAACAACATAACATTATCTGACTCTCCACCTTTTGATCCGTGTATTGTCGATAACTTGATCCGTGGTTCGTGTCTTATGTTCTCACCACGACGTAAAACTGCTCTAACGTAAATAGACTTAGACGGCGGTATATTTTTCAAAGCTTTATACCAAGGCAAATCTTTACTAACTTTTAGTCCATAATCTTTTTTTAAAGTTTCGTAATTATACAATTTTTCCTTATCAGCTTTTTTCATAGCTTTATGTTCCGCTTCAATACCTTCTCCTGTCTTTATGTAAGCATAGCAGCTTTTAACTCCTTTAATACTTATTTCTTTACCTCTACGCAAATCCTCCCATGCTATTATCGCTTCATGTATTCTTTTATTAATAGAAGTTTTATCTCCTCTTTTATAAAAGTAACCGTAAATTTTTAACTCTTCTTCTAATTTATCTAAACGATATCTATCTCTAGCTAGTATCAACCACTGTCCCTCTTTCATCTTTTGTAATTGTTCTATCGGATGTATGTTTACTTCACCGTCATCTGTTCTTGACGTCCACTCTTTCTCTACTCTATCAGATATCCTAGTAATTAATTTATTAGCGTGAGCGTGAATTAATTTAGACAATCTATATGATTTATTTAAAACTGTTCTTTCACCCTCCATGTTAATTAAGTATTCAGGTCTGGCCCCAGCCCAACGATATATCGCTTGATCATCGTCGCCTGCAACATAAACTCTTTTACTATTTTCAATTATCCTCTCTACCATTTTCCATTGTAGCCAACTTAAATCTTGTGCTTCATCTATTATAACCACGTCGAAATTAGGTATAGTATCATAATGTTTTTTATTAAACTCGACAATTAAATCTGTTAAATCAAATTTATTTCTTTCTGTTTTGTATTGTTGTAAAGCCTGATCTATGTATTTTAATTTTAACCAACCGCCCTCTAGATGTCCCACACTAGGATCATTAAAAAAATTTTCTGTTGTTAGTCCTCTTACTTTTGCACCGTCAATAACTTTCATAAATATATCGTCAGGGAAACCAGCTCCGTATGTTTCGGTGTTCTTGTTTGGATTACTAAGATTAATTTGTAATTTATCTGATACAACTCTGTAATCATCATCGCTCATAATGTTCTCTTCTTTTAAATGTAATTCTCTGTATGCTAGACTATGTAATGTTCTGAAGTTCATAAAATCTTTTGTACTGTAATTTAATTGTGATATAGCTCTCGACAAAGCCTCATCAGCAGCCTGATTTGTG